GTAGAAGTCTTAATTACATCAAATGTCTTGCAACAAGTGTATCTGCAGCTGCCTGTACTACTAGTTGGGTGTCTGGAGTTGCTTCTGTTGGTACATTTGTAAAGAAATCGGGTATGACGGGTTGGACAACTAATGAAAATGGTATTCCTGTTAATTGGACAGTCCGGCTTGCTCAGTAAAATATTATTATATAGATATGAATATAATCAAATTTAAAGACTTGATGGCTGATCCCACAAGAACCGATGGGGAACTCTTCAACGAAAAGTTCCGCGGGAAGTATGCTTACTGGATTCATTGCAGATATGCCGTTGCTATGGAAGATATAACTATTGATCAGGCTGTAGGGTTTGAGGTACAGATCGAAGAGTTGCTCGAATCCGAACTACAATACATCGATCTTCATATTGGAGCTGTGGGACATTGGATCTACACAGATGGTTACGTGGATGAGGATGAGACTGATAGAGTGAATAGTGTTGAGGAGTATATGCGTTCTAATGAGTTCACTCCTGAAGGAATCACTCTTGACGAACTCAAGAACTTCCGTACTTGGCTTGCAGACAATCTTCTTACATTCAAGGGTGAGTTAACAGACAATCAACGTCATACACTTACTTACTATGCGGGAGGAATGACTGATGAGACAATTAAGTGGTTGACCGAGTTTGGTCAGTTGACTGTTGGGACTAAGATCACAGATGGATTAATATCAACATGTGGATGTGGAGGATCATCGAACGTATCTTCTTTATATAACAGTAGTGTTGGGTTGTGTGATCCTATTAATATATATAAGACCAATCTTCATCGTTCTATGGTTGAGATGTTCTCAGACATTGACTTCTGGAGTGATTTGAATAAGGGATTCTTGAAAGAGATTGTTCTTTATCTCGAAGGTATCTTGAAGGCTGGATTGAGTCTTGTAGTTGATACCACAGCGCCTTCCGATTCGTTCAGTTGCAGATGCCTCGGTAATAAGAGTTCTGCTCAGGAGATTGCGCAGAGTGTGATTGAGGATTTGATTGTATCATTCAACTATATCATTTATGAGGATACATCTGGTCATAAACTCAATATTTTGCAGACACTTTCGCGCTGGTCCGACACTTTATATGAAGTTATGCAGTGGAATTAACATTCTAATCAATTAATAATCAAGACGTTAACATTTCACAATGTTAGCGTCTATTATTTTGACATAAACATTAAAACATTAAATAAATCTAAATAAACTAATTAAAAACATGTTTTCAACTGAAAATTCACAGAAATGGTCACAGATCATTACAGAGGAACTCCATGTAAAGAGCGCTGAGAAGCTCGGTTGGATGTCCCAGTATGCACAGAACCACTCAGTATATGAGGCTCTTCAGAACGGTGATCCTTCTGCAGGTATCTACGCTACTCCTCTTAACACCCTTGGTATGGGTAACCCTCTCTTCCCTCAGGGTGTAGGTTACAACAATGCTGGTCAGGGTACTGGTATCGGTAACACTGGTGCTGATTTCCACAACGCTAACTACAAGGTTGGTTCTGGTGACATTCCTATGTCTACCTTAACTATGTCTCTTGAGGTAGCTGCTCAGACTATCGGTTTCGAGCTCGTTCCTGTTATCCCTTCAAATGGTCCTTGGGCTATGCTTTCATATATGGACTTCCCATATGCTGGCGGTAAGCTCGGTAAGATCAATGAGACTGTTTATGATGGTAAGGGTGATGGTGACGCTAACAAGCCTATCTACATCAAGGTTCGTTACAATGTGGTTTATGCTTCTGGTAAGTCAAAGGCTGACTTCGTGAAGGGTAATGACTTAGTCTTTACCAATAGCGATACCCCTGCTAAGGTATTCAATGGTACTTTCCTTGGATTCTCTCGTATTGACAACAGCATCATCATGAAGGTTGTTTCTTGCGGTGACGCTAACACCTCTATCGCTGATGTATTCGCATCTGCTGTTACCCTTTCATCCACTGCTGCAGCTGCAGTTCTTGGAACTCAGACCGCTCAGCTTGTAACTCCTGATCTTGTATCTGGTGCTGCTGATCATATCCAGGGTTTCGCTAACTTCTACGATGGTTCTGACGAACCTATGACTCGTGCACAGAACGAGACTGGTGTTGGTAACACTATCGGTGCTCGTATGTTCACTAAGCTCGTTCAGATGGGTGGCTTCGAGGTAACTGGTGCTGTAACTCGTCAGCAACTTCAGGATATGCCTCTTTACGGTGTTGACGTGATCGGTAAGGTTCTTCAGGCAATGCAGAACGAGATCTCTCAGGGTATCAACAACCGTATTCTTGACCGTGTATTCAAGCTCGGTGTAACTAACGCTAAGATCCAGAAGGAGTATCAGGGTCTCGACCTTAACCTTTACTTTGGTTCTACTCTTAACGCTGAGAAGGCTCTTTCAGCTTTCGGTGCTGCTAGCAAGTTCGTTGGTATCGACGACGTTAACGCTGCAACCAACTGGGGTAATGTAAAGAACGCTACTCAGAACACCTCTGCTGAGAACACCTACACACATCAGCGTAGAATCGCTAGCCGTGTTCTTGCTGCTGCAAACATCATCGCTAACGTTTCTCGTTTCGGTCGTGGTAACTGGATTGTAACCAACACTCAGATCCTTTCAGCTCTTCAGGATTGCGCTGGCTTCGTAATCGCTCCTGCTGTTAACGATCTTGTACAGGATGGTTCCCGTTCACTTTACTTCGCAGGTACTCTTCTTGGTCTTTCTGTTTACGTTGATCCTTTCATGACTTGGGACGACACTCGTATTTGCGTAGGTCGTAAGAGCGATGGTAACACCCCTGGTGTGATCTTCATGCCTTACATCCTTGCTGACACTGTTCAGACCATCGTTGAGGGAACTATGGCTCCTAAGCTCCTTGTAAACAGCCGCTTCGCTATCGTGGACGCTGGTTTCCACTGCGAGCAGAACTACTTGACCTTCATGGTTGATGCAGATGGTGCTTACATCATCTAATTTGAACCAAAAATTAAATGAAAAAGGAATCCGTCAGGATTCCTTTTTTTATGCTTTGGTCTTATAGAGATGACCATCAAAAGAAACAAACTCAGCATCTGGATATTTCTTCAACACAGCAGCAAATCCATCCAGAAGACGTTTGCATCCTTCAACCTTCATCATCCTCGGTCTTCCCTTACCAGGAACGCGGAATACCATTTCCATTACACCATCCATACTTATTGAGTTCTGTTTATGATTATATTTAACAAATCAAATTGCTTTATTTAGTTTGGCTGAATGTATTATTATTAGAGTAAATAAATAAAAAGAATATGGCTTTACCTCATATAACTAATTCACAAGCCGGTGTTAATAAGTGGGATCCGGCTCATAGTAATCTATTCGAAGTGTATTTCACTCTTCCAAAGGCACTTCGTGCAGATTTTGGTCAAGACGAGGCATTGATTACAGAGCACGTCCTTAGTATCTCAGGTCTTGCTGCTCTTCATAAGACTGCTACCACAGGTCAGCAGAAATTCATGGGTACTGTACGTACCTACATCCAGCCTGGTGTAGACGACACTAGTGCAGAGATTACTGTTAAGTTCTCTCTTAATCTTCGTAACGGAACTGACAACTTCATCTACAAGCTCTTCAAGGCTTGGTCAAGACTCGGTTACGATATCAACACTGGTGAGAAGGCATTGAAGAAGGACTACTGCGCAGACTGGTTGAGAGTTAAGATCGCTAACCGTGCAGGCGACGTTTACGAAGATGTAATCTTCAAAGATGTTATGCTTGCTGATTCAATCTCTGGACCAGATGAATACAACTACGAGACTCTCGACGCTCTTGAGCTCGAAGTTAAGTTCAAGTCAGACTGGTGGACAGATACAGATGCTGCTTAATCACAGATTATTGCTATCAAAACTCGCGTATTTTTAATTCAAATTGAAAAGATGACTAAATGGTCATCTTTTCTTTTTCTCTCTTTTAAATCGCTTCATTTTAAAAATTTAATTATCTACCACTATTCAATATATTTTATCATGAACAAAGACGTAAAAGTAATCGACCTTAAAAGGTCTTATGATGAGGGTTTTGTTCCCTCGCAAGAATATCTCGATTCGATGCCGGATCTCCAGAATGGAGAATTTGATGGTATGCCTATCGACTTTGTAGGTATCCACAATTTCCATATGCCTATTAAGATTCGGGAGAAGAATGGGGGTGTACAGGAAGTGAAAGCAGGATTCACTGGTACAGTATCGCTGGAGAGTGTGAATAGGGGGATCAATATGAGTAGGATTCTCCGTTCTGCTTATAAGAGCAAGGATGATATATTCGACATCAACAAGCTCGAAGAGATCTTGAAGAACTATCAGAAGGACCTCAAGCAGTTCGATGCTCACATCCTTATGGAGTTTGATTATCACATTTGGCAACCAGCTCTTCGTTCAACAAAGGACGATGGTACTCCGGAAGGAGGTTATCAGTACTATCATGTAGTGTTTGATACCAACTTGGATGCCAATGGTGAGTTCAAGAAGATTATGTGGTTGGATTTCATTTACAGTAGTGCATGTCCTTGTAGTACTGAATTGAGTCAGCACGCGGCACTTGAGAGAAGTGTTTATGGTATTCCACATAGTCAGCGTTCTATCGCACGAATCGGTATTGAGTTCACTGACATGGTTTGGTTGGAGGATCTGATCAAGATGTGTCAGGACACACTTACTACTGAGACATTGGTGTTCTGTAAGCGCCCCGATGAACAGGCATTTGCAGAGAAGAACGGAGCACAGACAAAGTTTGTTGAGGATGCTGTTAGGATGTTGAAGAACTCCCTTAACAATATGCCTAACGTAACTGACTTCAAGGTTATTTGTTCTCATCGAGAGAGTCTCCATTCTCATGACGCTGTAGCAGTTATCACTAAGGGTAAGAAAGATTCTATCTTCAACCACCATGTGACACTCGGGGAGTTCCGGGATATGGCTCTTCATTGTTAGTCATATAGT